TTATTTGTGGTCGCATTTCTTGGTAATATCGACCGTAAATCCGGTTTCTGTAGGCATGAATTTACCTTTCTGCTTCAGAAAGACAATCAATTCTTCAGCGTTCATGTCGCTGGCAGAACAAGTATAAAAACGCTGTTCCGCTCCAAACTTACGGATAATAGCTTCTTTTAAGCTGGCTTCAGAGTAGCTGTTTCCTTCCATCATGTGAAGGACCTCGTGTGCATGTAATTGTTCCATCATTTATCAATTAAAAGTTTGTAGGTATAACAATATAAAATGGAGTTGGTTCATAAAGATTAGTATGGGAATATTTGCGACGGTTGTATGTAAGTACTCTTTTAAGTACTGAAGTTGTTGTCTTGAATAAAAATGACATATTTATGAAAATAGTGTTAGTAAAAAAAGATACTCCCGTTAATCGCTATTAACAGGAGTATCACAACACAAAAACTAAACTAGACATAGCTTTTGAAATGTGATACTCTGTTCTGTAAATCAGTGTGTTGCAGGCGTATAAAAACACTCAACTGGAATGAAAGTGGAATGAGTTATATTTCGTCATATCGAGATTTTTCATTTTTATTGATTGTAATATTTAATTTGCTATGTTTGTAAAAACCAATCATTGTTAGTTATGGGAAAGAAAACTCAGGAGGTAGTGCGCCGTGGATTCGACCAAGATATAGAATCTTTAATAAGCCAGTTGAATGGTGTGGCAGTTAATATTATTCAAGGTCGGGTTCATTTTGAAGACAAACCCGGAAATGAAACATTCATGATACCAGAGCGTATGAACTGCTTGTTGCTTCAAGGCTTATAAAGGCTATATCCTTGCTTGAATTAGTCTCCAATGAAGATTGTCGCGGCCTTTTTGAGTAGCTCGAATACTTCATGTGTCTTGGTTACTGTCTCCAATTTGGTGTTTATTGATTTGAAGAACTTGTCCATATCGTTTCTATCGTCATCTTTCAGGCTCAAGTATAATTGCTCCAGCTGCGATTGAAACTGGATAAGTTCTCCATGAAAGCCACCTCTTTCTCTTAGTTTATGAAGCTTATCTTTAGGAAAATATTCATGTGAATATCCATCTTCTTCTATGTATCCGTCCTCTTTCAGCCCTTCAATAACTGTCATATATTGGTAAGGACTGATTTTTAGATCCGGAATATCTTCGTATTCTAAGATTACACTTTCGCTATTGACGGTGCCCTTTAGGAGCGCATTGATAACCTTGTCACGTTCCTCGGATGTTATAAAATCGGGATATATAATCCAAAGCCCGCATCCCATGTGGTCTGTGTCTTTTTTAGATGTTACGCCCATTTCAAGTGATTTTAAAAGGATTTCATCTTTTGAAGCACTTCCATTGAATGTAGGACCTAGTGTTGATAAAATTCCGTTTCCAGTATCTGCACAGGCTATCTCTATATTATTTTTTGAATTTCTCTTCTAAATACATATCTCTTAAAGGAAGGCTTAATATGTAACAGACATCTCCAAGGGTTAAGTCGTACCTTCTGTTTTCTCCGTTTTCACCTGGAATAGTTAGAGATGGTGCATTGTAGACAAAATCTTTTATATCATTAAACATATCATTGTCTGTAAATGCTGAACATGCTATGTTTGCTGCATCTTCAACATCTAATGCCGTTTTGGGATTTCTTTCTTCAATTTTTGAGAAAAAGAATTCTTTATTGTCTTGTAAGAACTTTTCACCATTAATTTGAGAGAAAACTTTTTCTCCTAGTTCATTTAATCTTCTTGGACTTTTTTTCATACTGAATACCTCCGCTGCGTTTGGAAATTTCTTTATTAATACTGTTTTTATTGCAGAAATGTCAGTTTTGACTTCTGACATATCATTTTTAAGTAAAGATACATCAGTTTTTAATACTGCCACATCAGTTTTTAGGTTCGATACATCCGCTTTTAATCCAGACACATCGTTTTCCATATTATCAAGTCTGTAATCGTTTACTGCCATTTTCTGTGCTTTTTGAACAATAAACCACACGCCAGTAAGTATTACCCCTACTGCTCCGATAACAGTACATATAATTTCAATTGTATTCATTATACTATTTTAGATTGTTTGTTGTTAATAATAAGTTCCGCTTCCAGTTCCTTGATTCTTGCCTGCAGGTTCTTGATGGTGTCCTGTAATTTTATTTATTTGACTCTGCAACTTTGATTGAGGCTTGAACCATAAGGTTATTTATAACTTTGGTCATATTAGGACTTGGAATGATTTTTTCCAATTTGCTCTTTAAGTCATCTTCACTATCGACTTCATATTCTTCGCCATTTATATAGTCATTCAGTATCAATGGGTAGAACTCTAGCACAGAGAAGACAATCTTCATGATTTGTAACTTATAACTCAAATTAGGGACTATAGCATTAAACGTACACACCAATACATTGGGATTATTGGTTATTGGAGATACCTTATTCACTGTATAGCTTGACACTTCAGAAGGAGCTATTGTTGTAATTTCACCGACAACAAGTCCATTAGTTGCTTCAGTTAAGTTTTGTGCTTGAACTTCAATGATTGTATTTGGTGCTGCAGTTGTTGGTGCAGATACTTTCCATAAATTTTTCATTTCCATAATCTCATATTTTTAAATTAAACTTTATTGGTAAATGGTCTGAATATTGTTTATCTATTACAAAGTTAGACGTTATAAGTTGGGTCTGATTGATACAAGTGATTATTTCTAAGAGTGAATCATCAAAGTAGCCAATTAGTTCTGGTCTTATAAGTACCTGGTCGTAAATATGCCAATAGAAATTGATTGACTGTGATGAATTGTAATACATTGTTCCCGACACCTTCCCTTTTCCTGTATCTCCAAGGAATCCCCACATAGGATTATATAGGAATTTATATTTCTCACCTCTTACGGTAGCCGTTCTATTGTTACAGATAACAGACTTATCCATCACAGCATGCATTCCTTTCGTTTTTATCATACCTTTATCAAATGGGTTCATATTAAAATCACCGCAAATGATAGTTCTTTGATGTCCCACTTGTTGTTCTACTTCCTCGATGAATTCAGCCACTTCCGTAGAATATTCAGAGAGTTCATCATCTGTCATATTTATTTTGCTTGGTAGGTGGCAAGTTATCAGCGTAATATTCTTGTTAAGTAAAGTACTGAACAGTTGTTTTGCACTCAACCTATTTTTGTCATTAGAATTACTGATGAATGATGTGTCAAAACGCGTGAATATTATAACCTTGTCAGTTGGGGAATTTGAAGGAACGTATTGGTATTTATATAAAGACGGTTCTTTGTTTATAATTTTCAACAACTCTTCTACTGGGCATTCAGGATATTCCGCAATCATAAGAATGTCTACATCTTCCGTTATTGCGAGTTCTTTTATTGTTAGGAAGGTGTTCTTGTTTTTATGTATGTTCCAGAAGACGAAATTCATTTTATCCGATTAGTTTGTTATTCTTGAATATTGTCAGTTCTGCTTCCAATAGTTTATTCTTATTTTCCAAATCGGTTATCAAATTTTTATAATTCTTGATTGTGTCCTGCTGGAAGGTGATGGTGTCGATGAGCTTGTTCATTCTGTCCTCTGCTCCTGTTGGCTGCTCAGATGTCAGGAGCATTTCTCCCTTACCACGCATGAGCCATTCTGCAGAAAGATTTTCAAATGACGATATGGTCCGACTTATTAACTCCAAATCTATTGTAGTTCTTCTACCAGTTAAGTAATTATTCAATGTGGAATAGTTGAAATCAATCTTTATTGCAAATGCTCTTGGAGTCATTTCTAAAGTTGATATGAACAATTTTAATCTATCTAATACTGTTGCCATAATTGTATTCTACATAAATGTTAAATATCGTCAAATGACGAGATAATCTTAGTTTTATATTTGCATATATTGTCAAATGGCGATATCTTTGCAATATCAATCAATCAACATACAAATATAATAATTTGAAACTGAAATTCAATATGAGAACGAATGAATATTCCTATAAGAATGAAGTCATTACACTGACAAATGACATCGAAATGGCTAAGTCTATGACAGAAGAAGAGATGCAGTCTTACTTCAATACGGATGATAGCAAGGAAGATTTCATAAGTTTTCTTGAAGATGAACTTAGGGTAGCTGAAAGCCACATCGAAAATGAAGATGATGATTTCAGTTTTATTGACCCTGGCTTTGCAAATGAAGCCGATTACTTGAGATACAAATTTGCGTAAATAATAAACCTCACTAAAAGTCAAAACCAAATGAAAAGAACCATTGAAACCAAATTCGACGTCGGACAAAAAGTCTGGATGCTCGTTGACTCGAAAGCTGTTGAAAGAGTCGTTAGACGCGTGAACTTGTTTATCACCAAGAAAGAAGAACGTGTCGAGTACAACATGGAAGTTACGGAAAAATACTTTTCTGACGAGTACACTTTCTATGACGAAAGCAAAGTGTTCGCCACTAAAGAGGAGTTAAGAAAAGCCGTTTTCGGTGATTGACAAATCCCAACCCGGTGTGGCTTGACCGCCTATCCGGGAACTACAGAGAAGAGTTCCTTGACATCGTTAGGCTGACGGACGTACCAGACAGGTATAGTAATTCACCGTGGATAACGGGCGGTCCGACAGAGTGTAGAATTTGAGACAATTCGGTCTGCATGAGCAGGCTTTATGATATAAGACAAAAGAATAATCTTGATTAACAAATAATTTCAATCCCTCCGAGTTTTAAATCACTGATTTATCCGGAGGGAATATTCCGGAATAGCTTAATGGTAAAGCTCAACATAGGGTTATAAAAAGGTGGATGCAAAACGACGGTGTTGAAGATAAGGGTTCGATTCCCTTTTCCGGTTCTAATTTTTAAATTAGTTTGTTATGGATGTTTTAGCTGATTCGATAAAAACTGCCGAATCATTGCAAAACCTATTTGCAATGATTTATTTTCTGGTAGCATGGGCATTTGGCATGGTTTCTCCATTCCTTGTTTATGAAATATGGAAATCGTGTAAAGAAGAGCGACCTTTTAACTTTAACGGAGCCGATTATTGGTGTCCTATTGCTATTGTGTTGTTGGTCATTTCTTCTGCATTAGTTATGCTTTCTTTTTTCTTTATGTTCGCTAAGACTCTTTTGAGACTCTTCAATTGCTTGTTTTAAGCAATTTTCTGTAGTCTTGTCAAATTCCGTGAATGCTTCCTCATATTTGTTTATTTTCTCAAGAGATGACAAATCCCTGCGGTAAATGATATTTCTGAGGTTGTCATAAAGCAGTGATGAACTTTGCACGAGCATATCGTATTTTTGATAGATTTCCTTATCAAGATAGAAATACACCTTCAGGTTCTTGTGTTTCATTTCAATAAGTGGTTCATAAGCTGTCTTGTTCAACTCCATGATGTCTGTTTGCCCATTGAGGATGTCAATCAGGTTGATGTTTCTCATTGCTGCCTTGTATGTAATAAAAGAGTCGAGGAATTCTGATATGGAATTGACGGAGTTTGAGTAGAAGGTTTTGAATTTTAGTTCTTTTTTCCTGATACTCAACTTGTAAAGTTCTCTGATAAAAAAGGATATAATTCCTACTAATAATGATATGGAGTCTAAGTGGTTAAACAGAAGTTCAACAAAATGTTTCATTATTCTTAATTTTTGAATTAGCAATACAAAATTAAGAAATCCCTCCGGTAAAATTCCTGAATAGGAAAATCTCGGAGGGAACATTCCGGTGTAGCTTAATGGTAGAGCGGAAGTTACTGAGGGCTTTAGATTAGAATTACAAATACTACTTCAAATGGCGGTTCGACCCCGCCCGCCGGAACAACAAAACTTATCAATCATGAAAGTATTTAATTTCGTTTGGATGCTAATGGTAGCAGGATGTACTGTTGGCATGTTGTATGGAGCAGTCACGACACCCAGTCCGGTGCAGGGAATATGGATAGGCTCCTGTGTAATCATGGTAATCGCATCGGTATATGCTTGTATAAAGGTATGGAAAGAAAGATGGAACTAATAGAGAAAAGACCGATTGCATCCAGATTGAGGAATATGGCTGTTGGTGAGAAAGAAGAGTTCCCCATAAGTCAGAAAAGGTCAGTTGAGAATACAATGTACAATAGACTTGCAGAAGAAAGAGCCTGTGGAATTAGATGGTCTATAAAGACTGACATGCACTCTGGAATAATAATCGTAACGCGAATAAGTTAAGCGATGGTGTACCTGTTAAACAATAGGCTTATGACAACGATACTTGTTGATGATACGGCAGCAATATTATTGGAAAACATATTGTTGGCAATGGAAGATGAATGCTTCTCAAAGGATTTGAGTGCAAAGATTGTTGGGGGGGAGGGCAAGTTGAACAAACTGATAGAAAACGGTTCTGTAAGGTTTGAGAAGCCGACCAACAAGCAGAATGGTAAGTGGTTCTGCAGGGCCAGTGACGTACTTAGGCATTGCGCCAGAAGACGTAACAAAAGGAAGAAGAAATAAGCATCAGCCTGTGAAGGTCATATTCTATATAAATGCGTGAATTTTAGTTTCAAATCTTGTGCGGGCCACTTGTGAAAGTCGCCCAATCTTGAACCTTTAGTTCAGGCGGTAGAACACCACGTATATTTTACGTGGAGGTCACGGGTTCAAGTCCCGTAGGGTTCACTACTCCGACAGCGGTCGGACTTTTAGAGGTTATTACAAATAGACCGCCTCACGTGATGGGGTGGTAAATGGTATCGTGGCGGAATTGGGAGACGCTATGCTCAATAATTGGACGGTCAATCCATAGATGCAAAGAACTGACAACTCATGCAGGTTCGACTCCTGCCGATACCACAACCCTTTGAGATAAATCCGTTAAAATCCGAGAGTAGGGCGAAGATAGCGCAGGTTTTCACCCGCACGGCATCGGTTAGCCGTTGACTCTATCTGAAAGATGATGCGAAATCGGAAAGGATTGGAACATGGCTGCGCCCCGGAGATACGCTTCGGGGCTTTTTAATTGCCGAAATGAGAACAAACGTTAAGGCGCGAAAATGGCGAAGAATCAGATTGTAAAACTTGCTAATCCGATTTAACTTTACTGATGTAATAAATTAAAAGTCAAACCATTAATACTTTATTTATGGCTGAAAGAAAAGCTAAGACAGAAGCTCCTGTGAAAGATGAACAGGAAGCAAAGAAAGAGGAAGTGCAGCAGACACTATCCGAAAAGTTGGTTAACATAAGAACCTTGAAGGCAAGCGAGATTGAATGCCGAATAGGTACAATCAATGAAAAAGGATGTTCCTTGCTTCTTTATAAGGATGCCCGGGTAGACATGAGACTCCTTGATGAAGTATTTGGTCCTATGAACTGGAAAAGATTTCATGAAGTTGTGAATGGAAATCTGTTCTGTACCATATCCATCTATGACGAGAAGAAAAAGGAATGGGTGAGCAAACAGGATGTCGGAACAGAATCCAATACCGAAAAGGAGAAAGGTCAGGCTTCAGACGCCTTCAAGCGTGCCGGATTCAACTGGGGTATAGGTAGAGAGCTCTATTCTGCTCCTTTTATTTGGATAGCACTTGAATCCAGTGAGATTGTAAGGAACACTTCAGGAAGATGTTCAACATACACGAAGTTCTCCGTTAGCGAGATTGAATATGACGAAAACAGGGAAGTATGCAAGTGTATAATCGTGGATGATAAAGGTAAGGAAAGATTCCGCTTTCCTGCTGCTAAGAAGAAACAGCAGCAGCCACAGAATCCCAATGTCTTTACAGGCAAGCAGCTCAAGGATGCCATTGCAGAAGTGAATGCATGTCAGAGCAGACATGAGATTAACGAAGTGTGGAGTAAACATTCAGCTCTTCAACAGAATTTGGAATTCAGAAATGCAACAATAGAAATGTGTAAAAAATATCCAGAATGATAGAGTTGGTTAAGTCAAGTGTGGTTTTCAATGAAGAGAACCACACCTATTTCCTGGGCGACAAGCAGCTCTCAGGAATTACTGGGATGATCAAGAGACAGTTATTCCCGGATAAGTATAAGGAAGTTCCGAAGTATATCCTTGAAAAGGCCGCCGAAAGAGGTACAAGGGTTCATCACGAATGCCAGTTTGTCGATATGACAGGCTTCGAGCCGGAAAGTCAGGAAGCCATGAACTATTTACTGCTTAGAACGGGTGCCGGTTATAAAGCTCTTGCCAATGAATACACTGTATCGGATAATGAGTTTTTTGCTTCAAACATCGATTGTGTATGGGAGAAGAATGAAAGTATTGCTCTTGTAGATGTGAAGACAACATATGCACCAGATGAGGAGTATCTTGCATGGCAACTATCAATTTACGCATATCTATTTGAGTTGCAGAATCCGAATCTGAAAGTCGACAAATTGTATGGTGCGTGGCTATACAATGAAAAGTCACGGCTTATTCCACTTGTTCGCAAATCCGATGAAAAGGTCAAGAGGCTGCTCCAGTGTGAGATTGAAGGTAAACGCTACCTCGATACTGAGACTGTACTTGAACACAAGCAGGATGAAGTACAGCTATTGCCAAAGGACGTGATAAACAAATATGTTGAAGCTGTAGCGGAAATTGAGAGAATACAGCCTTTCATCGACGGTTTCAAAGATTCGTTGAAACGTGCCATGATTGAACACGATGTCAAGTCATGGGATACTGGAGGGCTGAAAGCCGCTATAACACCAGCATCCACCAAGAAAACATTCGATTCCAAGCGTTTCCAGTCTGACCATCCGGAGCTGTACAAACAGTACATTAAGGAATCGGAAACAGCAGCATCAATAAGAATTACACTAAGAAAGGAGGAGATAAATGCTTAACAAGGTACAATTAATCGGACATCTCGGAAAAGATCCGGATGTGAGAACGCTCGATGGCGGCTCCAAGGTCTGCCGGTTGGTTCTTGCTACAACTGAAAAAGGGTATACATTACAAAACGGAACTCAGGTACCGGAGAGAACAGAATGGCATAATATCGTTATGTGGAAAGGACTTGCGGAAGTAGCTGGAAAATACCTGCACAAGGGTGACAAGATTTACGTGGAGGGGAAAATCAGAACGCGCAGTTACGAGGATAACAACAAAGTCAAGCGCTATATAACTGAGATTTTTGTTGATAATATGGAAATGCTTGTCGTAAAGCAGCAACAGCCTCAGCAACCTGCACCACAACCGCTACCACAGCCTCAGCAGCAATACCAGCAGTACAACCAGCCTCAGCAGCAATACCAGCAGTACAACCAGCCTCAGCAGCAATACCAGCAGTACAACCAGCCTCAGCAGTTCCCACCGGTTTCAGGTGCTGATGATTTGCCTTTCCCTCCACCATATAGATAATCATGGAAGCTACGATAACCAAGAAAGACGGGAAGGCTACTATGGACAAAGATTTTAACTACATGCTTAGCCTTCTCCGGAATGGTGTGTACACCCTTACAATCAAACGGAAGACGAAACAGAGAACTCTCGACCAGAACGCGCTAATGTGGATGTGGTTCAGATGCGTTGGCGGTGCTCTTCGTGAGTTCACCGGTGAAGCGTATTGGAGTACAAAGGAAGGGATAGAAACCATACATGACCTGTACTGCAAGAAATTCCTTACAAAGATGGTTGTTACTCCGAAGGGGGAAAGGACTGAACTTTCAAGAGGAACGAAAGGCCTCAGTACGATGGAAATGTCCAATTTCCTTGAAGCGGTGAAAACCGATATAATGACAGAATACGGCATTCAGTTGCCGTTACCGACAGACAAATACTATTCGGCATTTGCGGCCGAGTATGAAAATAGATTTTAATATGGCAATAATTAAAGATTACGAACCGGAGGTACTGACGTTTGTACTTCCGGAAGCAGTCAAGGAACAGTTTCCTTTGGAACTGCAGTTTGAGAATGCAGAAAGTGAGAAAGACATCTTGAAGGCAGTGAATGAGCACTTCAATGCTTTGTTCCCGGAGAACGAGATGGCAACACGTTACATGGACGATGTTGAGAAACAAGATTTGCGAAGCAAGTATTGTAAACTTGTTGAGCAGAAGCTTCCAGAAGCTGAGATTTCTTTGCTCAATGCGAAAGAAGAAGCCAAGCGTATCAAGTCTGACGCAGAAGAAAGACTGAATGCCTTGAATAAGCAAGTCAAGGACTATGCTGCCAAGGTCCAGGAAGGCACGGAAGAAAAACAGCTGCCTGCCACCAAGACTTTCCGTATCGCACTGAACGGATACTTCCTTTATTATGCAATGCTTAACGGAAAGGTTGTACTGGCTAAGGCTGAAAAGATTCCTTCGTATGACAAATCATCATTGTGGGCGCAGGAGGATAAGAACAGAATTGCCATGATGGAATTGTTCGGTCTTGATTTCCCAGCTCCGGATAAACCTTCTGATGAAGAATTTGACGAGGAACATGACCTGCTTCCGGATAATGTTTCGGAAGTGATGGGAGAAGAAGAGTTCAATCAGGCTGTAGGTGATGAGTAGATTACAGCATAAGCGTGGACGCAAATCCAATTATGTGCATTCCCTTAACAATCCATATTGGGAAAAGGTTGCAAGAAATGTTAGGTTAAGGGATGGTCATAAGTGCAGGATATGCGGCTCACGCTATCCTTTGGAAGTTCATCACAAGAGATACAAGGTCAACGGAATATCAATCGTTGGAAAGGAACTTGAACACCTTGACTGCCTTGTAACCCTGTGTGCTTCCTGTCATGATAAGGTACACAAAGGTATATTGAGAATATGAAGTTCCAGTTAAGAGACTATCAGCAAAATGCAAGCAATGCAGCCATATCACACTACAGGTTGAAGAACGGCAAGAACTATCTTATGGTGTTGCCTACCGGTGCAGGGAAAAGCCTCATCATCGCTGATATAGCAGCGAAACTTAATGAACCTCTGTTGGTGTTTCAGCCAAATAAGGAAATCCTTGAGCAGAACTTTGCCAAGTTGCAGACATACGGAATCTTTGATGCCGGATGTTATTCAGCCTCTGTAAAGAGAAAGGATATAAACAGGATTACATTCGCCACCATCGGCAGTGTGTATAACCACATGGATGATTTCAAGCATTTCAAGTACATACTCATTGATGAATGTCATTTGGTAAACCCCTCTGAGGGTATGTATGCAGACTTCTTTGCTGCAGCAGAAAGGCGAATAATCGGGCTTACTGCCACCCCTTACAGATTGTGCAGTACAATGAACGGTTCTATGTTGAAGTTCCTCACGAGAACGAGACCAAGGGTATTCAGTGATGTCATCTACTATTGCCAGGTTAGTGAACTTCTTGCAAGGGGATTCCTTACAAAATTGAAGTATTACGATTTGACAAAAATAGAACTTGTGAATGTCAGGAGGAACTCTACCGGTGCAGACTTCGATGACAAAAGCCTTTCCAAAGAGTTTGAACGTGTGGATTTGTACGGCTATCTGATTAGTATGGTAAGAAGGCTTCTTGCTCCCAAGAGTGGAATACCAAGACGTGGTATCCTCGTGTTTACGAGATTTGTCAAGGAAGCTGAAATGCTTACCCATGAGATACCGGACAGTGCGGTGGTTAGCGGAACGACGCCGAAGAAAGAGCGTGAACGGATCTTGTCAGATTTCAAGTCCGGTAAGATAAAGGTAGTGGCCAACTGTGGTGTGCTTACTACCGGTTTCGATTATCCGGAACTGGATACAATCGTTCTTTGCAGACCAACGATGTCGCTGGCTCTCTATTATCAGATGACAGGTCGTGTCATCCGCCCCTATCCTGGAAAGGAAGGATGGGTTGTTGACCTCTGTGGGAATCTGAGAACATTTGGAAAAGTTGAGGAACTGAGGATAGAACAGCCGGAAAAAGGCAAGTGGATGGTGAAAACAAACGGAAAACAATTAACCAACGTAATACTATAGCTTATGTACGTAATAAGAGGTCAGATACCGAGTAAGAGTAACTGTTATAAGATAGTCAATATCAATGGTCATGCAAAACTGGCCAAACAGAAGGTTCTTACCGAATATGAAAAGAATTTCTATATCCAGTGTCCAGAACGTGGGCGAATGGTCAAAGGATACTTCAAGCTAACAGCCAAGATATATTATTCAAGTAACCGTCCGGATCTGGACAACTCGCTGAAAATTCTTCTTGACTGCCTGCAGTTGACCAAGACAATAGAGAATGACAGATATTGTGTTCACATAGATATTCAGAAGTTTATTGACAAGAAAGAGCCGAGAATAGAATATGAGGTTACACCGATAGAGTTTTAGGAGGTGGTTATGGCAAGACCTAAAAAACAAGGCATTGATTATTTTCCTCTTGATGTAAATTTCTTTTCTGATGTCAAAATAAGGAAGATTGCTCGTGCATGTGGCTCTCAATCTACTTCTATACTTATTTGCCTGCTGTGTAATATCTATAAAGATAATGGGTATTACATCTTGTGGGACGAAGATTTGCCTTTTGTTATTGCTGACTCAGTTGGGGTTTCCGAGGGCGCAGTAAAGGAAGTGATACTTAAAGCCATTCAAGTAGATTTCTTTGATAAAGACATTTATGAGAAATATAAAGTTTTGACATCGCATGGAATACAAAGCCGATTTAAATCTGCTGTATACAAACGTGAAGAAATTGAATACGTTGTTGAATATTTAGTTTCGGATATCCAAAACTCTATTTCGGACGGGAAAAACTGCGTTTCTGACACCGAAAGTACACAAAGTAAAGTAAAAGTAAATAGAAAGAAAAATAAAGAAAACTCTACTAAAGTAGAGAAAAAGAAACTCAAAGATAAGGACGCGGCTTTAGCCGCTACTCTCTCACGAAAGGATTCTTTCTATCAGTCATTGGTTCCTTTTCTCGGCCAATATCCCAAAGAAATGGTAAGAGCTTTTTACGATTACTGGAGTGAGCTTAACAAGTCAGGTACAAAAATGCGTTATGAACTTGAAAGAACGTGGGAACTGCCAAGAAGGTTGGCCACTTGGGCAAATCGTGAACGTATGCCTTCTAAAACAGATATAGGCGTAGTCCTAAAAGATAATTCGCCAGATAAATACAAGAAAGGATGGTAACATGGAACAGATAGATTTTCAACAGACAGTAGAACGTCTTAGAGATACAGGATTCTCACCTGTACCAAATACAGTAAATATTTCCATCCCAGACGCAAAAAATGTTCTATGGGCTGGTATAAAATACTTTACCGGTGAAAATGCTCAATGGTTGCCTGAGTATCAGGAAGTAGTAAGCTGGATGATAAACAATGAAGGACGGGGGCTTATATGTTTTGGTAACTGCGGGCGTGGCAAAACGCTTATATGTGGCAAGATTCTCCCCCTTGTATTAAATCATTACTGCCGTAAAATCGTGAGTTGTTATGATTCACAGCAAATGAATGCTGAATTAGACTATGTTAAGCAAAAACACATCATCTATGTGGATGATATAGGGACGGAGAATTTGAGTGTCAAATACGGCGAAAAAAGGCTGGCCTTTGCAGAACTTACAGACGAAGCCGAAAAAAAAGGAAAATTGTTAATATTAACCACTAATTTGTCTATTGAAGAATTGGGGGAAAAATACGGTGAAAGGACTGTTGACAGACTGAGGGCAACAACAAAAACTGTCCTGTTTGCCGGAGAAAGTCTTAGAAGATGATATGAAGGAATTTGAAATCAAATTCAACAAAAAGGGAATGCATAAAAAGAATGATATATGCAGTTTCTTCGGATGGAAGAATGTGCATTTTACCGTCAATGGGCATTGTATTGTATCAGTGCTTCCGGAACATCTTGAAGCCTTTGAGGAGACCGCAAGACGGCATTTCTTCTCAATAGTAAAAAGGCTGTAAAATGGCGAAGTTTCTGATTGCAAAACTTGTCATTCTGAACTATCTTTACTGATGTAATAAACTAAAAGTCAAACCAATAAATATTTGAAATTATGGCAGAAATACAGAAAATCCCGGTGATTTACATACAACCGTCACCGATGAACCCGCGTAAAACATTCGATGAATCCGCGTTGCTTGATTTAGCTCAGAATATTGAAGAACAGGGCTTGTTGCAGCCTATCACTGTGAGAAAAGTCAGTGATGGAGATTCGATGATTGATGATGAGACAGGAGAGGTTCTTACCATCGAACCAAAATACGAGATTGTTTGCGGTGAGAGACGATTTAGAGCATGGAATATCCTCGCAAACAAATCTGCCCGTTACAGCGAAATTCCCTGTATTGTAAGAGAGATGACAGATGAACAGGCTTTCGATGCGATGATAACCGAAAACTTACAGCGACAGGATGTCGATCCTATTGAAGAAGCAATAGCCTTCTCATTACTCATGGAGAATGGAAATGCAATCGAAGATATTGCAATAAGATTCGGTAAGTCCATGCGATTTGTGCAGGATAGAGTGAAGTTGAAGGGACTTATTCCGGAACTGGTTGAACTTTTGAGAAAAGGTCTTATCCCAATATCCGGTGCAATGTTGCTTGCAAAACTTGACTCTCAGGATCAGCAAGATTTCTATAATGATGAGATTGATGTGGAAGAAGGAGCCACTATGTCTGACATCAAGAGTTACCTGGATGATGTGTTCTGTGTCATCGACAAGACTCAGTTCTTTGAGGAAGATAATTTCAGTGATGTTATTCCTTCATGTTCAGATTGTATAAACAACACGGCTAATCATGGGTGTCTGTTCTATGAGATGAAAGGTAATGAGCAGAAATGTATCAATCGTGAATGTTTCGCTAAGAAGCAGGCAGAGTATGTCAAATACCGAGTGATTAAAGAAGCTGAGAATCTTGTCAAGAAAGGTGAACCGCTTGAGTTCGGCAAATCTGTCATTGTAATTGAGCAGCAGAATTCATGGGATAGTGAAAGGACTAAACAGAAGAAGGAAGAAATGGTCAAAATGTACAATGATATGGGATTTGAAGTTGTAACCGAAAATGTTTTTGACCATAAATGTTGGTACGAAGAGAATGATGAACGAATTAAGGAGAAACTTGATAATAATGAAATTTACCGTTGTATAGAGGTTCTCAACTTGGATAGACCATATTTCAGAGTATCATATTATTACCTTAAAAAATCTTCCAAAGCTAATTGTCCTGTATCAAAGCAAATCGAATCACAGAACATCAGGCAACAGATGCGGAGAAATAAAGAGACTGTTATCGAGAAGGCAACTGAAACAATGCGCAAATGGGCTGATGAGATAACTGAATATTCAAGTAAAACCGAGGATATGACACTTAATGAACAGGTCATTTTTGATGTACTTGTCATCAAGAGTTGTGGTTACAATTTTCTTAATTCCCTTTGCCCGGAAGGTGAATTTGATATAGTCAAGTATGTAACTGAGCATTCACAAGACAGAATGAAATGGTACAGAGAATTTATCCGTTACAAACTCTCCGAGTCTGCAGTGACTTATAACAAACACCTTCAGGAATGCCAGAACATGCTGTTTAGGGAACAATATCCGGAGAAATACAAGGAAATGGGCGATAAGCTGAATTCCGCATATCAGAAAAAGGATGACAGGCTGCAAGCTAAACTTAAGGAACTTGAGAATGAGGAGTAAACAGAAAATATGGAGTGAATCTGAGGTGGCTATACTGAAACAGGAATATGCCACCTGTTCCTCTATTGAGGTGCTTGCAAAAAAGATGGGCCGCAGTGTTTTCTCTATAAGGATGAAAGCCTTAAATATGAGATTAGAAAGGAGGTCTGCTGTTAAGTGGAATAATGAAATGGATAAGATACTCGCTGAGAACTATCCATGCAAGGAAACAGCGGAAGTGGCACGTATGTTGAATCTGACATCTTCTCAGGTACGTACTCGAGCAAAGCGCCTTAAACTCCATAAGAATCAGGATATACTTGTGATGATAAGGGAAAATGGGATGTTTCTCAAAGGCCATGTTCCCTTCAACAAGGGGAAGAAACAGCATGAGTATATGAGTGAGGAGGTTATCGAGAGGAGTAAGGCCACAAGATTCAAGAAAGGTCAGATTCCTCCTAATACAAGGAGGATAGGTGATGAACGGATTAATGTATACGGATATGTGGAAGTCAAGACAGATAAGGGGTTTATACTTAAACATAGGCTTATATGGGAGGAGAAAAACGGTCCTGTCCCAAAGGGATGTATCCTCCGTTTCAAGAATGGCAATAAACAGGATTTGCGTATCGAGAATATTGAGTTGCTCACGTTTTCACAGAATATGCGGGCCAATTCAATTCATAATTACTCGCCCGATATTAAGACAGCCATAAGAAACATAGCTAACATCAAAAGAAGAATCAAAAAATATGAGCAGAATATCAATAGACAGACTGAATGAGCACTTGTTTGAAACAATCGAAATGCTCAAGAATAATAATGACCCGAATGCGTCCGAAAATGAGAAGATAGACATCGAAACAGCCAAGACCATAGCTGATCTGGCTAAGGTTTCTGTGGAAGGATTCAAAGTAAAGGCTCAGGCCTTGTCAATGCTGGCCAAAACGGACAATCCGAGTGCCACTAAAGACGCATTGATAGCGTCAGGGATAGCGCCGGAGGTTAAGGATGTTAAACTGATTCAATAGCTTCCGGCAATGGACATCAGGGGACCTTAATCATGGATTATTCCGTGAGATTTATTGACACATGCTATGCTAATCGAAAAGAAATATGATAACACTTAACAAACTTGCTGTTAAATGCAAGGAAATAGCCTTGAGAAGACGTAAGATAACCAAGGACAGTTCGCATAAAGGATTGGCAATAGGAATATCTATGGAGTGGAGAGAGTTGTTTAATGCTTCGGAAAACCCCAGCGAGCATATCGGTGATTACTCTGAGAGAGAAGAGGAAGCAGCAGATGTTATTATCGCTGCCATGACTTATCTGCAGAGTATTGGTTGCCGGAATATTGAGCAGCTCATCAAGGATAAGATTTCCTTCAACGAAAAAAGAACTGATTAGCATACCACAGAGTGATGATGATTTTAGTGATGATGAAAATAGTAGGTATGAAAACAGAATTTACTTTTGGAAATGTTCCTATCTCCAAACTGGAGATGAACAAAGGGCAGCTCCAGGGATTGCCCAAGAACCCACGCTTTTTTCGTAATAACCGGTATGAAGCAATGAAAAAAAGCATTGATGACAGTCCGGAAATGTTGCAGTTACGTGAACTGATAGTCTACCCTTGCAATGAAAAGTACATTGTCGTTTGCGGTAATCTTAGACTAAGAGCCTGTAAGGAACTTGGATATACCGAACTTCCATGTAAGATACTTTCCGAGGATACACCTGCTGCCAAACTCAGAGAATATGCCACGAAGGACAATGTATCATTCGGAGAGAATGATATGGATGTAATGATGAATGACTGGGACAAGTCGGAACTTCAGGACTGGGGAATAGAGTTTGCTCCGGAGCCGGAAAGGGACGAGTTCAAAGAGCGTTTCGAAGCCATAACGGATGAAACGGCTGTATATCCACTTATCCCCAAGTTTGACGAAAAACATGAATTATTCATCATAATTTCGTCCAATGAAGTGGATAGTAACTGGCTGCGTGAGGCATTAGATATGCAGCACATGGAGAGTTATAAGACCGGGAAGGTAAGCAAAAGTAATGTCGTTGATATAAAGGATGTCCGCCATGCAATTGAGAATCGTAATACCAAGTCATAAGCGGCATGACAGGGTATTTGCCAAAAAGCTGGTGAATGACCCGATAATCTGTGTGGCAGAAAGCCAGGCAGACCTGTACAGACAGTTCAATCCCGATTGTGAGATAGTGACGCATCCGGACGATGTTGTTGGCCTAATCCCGAAACGCAACTGGATGGCTAAACACTTCAAGAACCTGTTCATGCTCGATGATGATGTGCATGCCTGCAAGGCTTTATATGCCGAGAAGGGTGAGCCTTCAAGAGTTAAGGATAAGAACGATATTACACGGATCATTTTCAATCTTGCAGAACTGGCAGAAATGATGAATGTTCACCTGTTCGGTTTTACCTCCAGAATATCACCTGTCATGTATGATGAGACCTGCTTCCTGTCGTTGTCGAAGATGATAACCGGTTGTTCGTATGGTGTATTCTACAACAAGAATACATGGTGGAACGAGGACTTGAAGTTGAAGGAAGATTTTTGGATTTCCTGCTATATGAAGTATAAGGAGCGTAGGGTTCTCACAGACCTTCGTTACAACTTCGAGCAGAAATCCACATTCGTCAATTCCGGCGGACTGGCTGCCTTCAGGAACCAGGCAGAGGAACAGAGGTCTATCATGCTAATCAAGAAACATTTCGGTGACAGTATCAATCTTAAAGGGGCAACCAATAATGGTGAAGATAAGACAAAGCAGCTTGTTCAGTACAATATAACGGTCAAGTTCAAGTACTGAAAATGGCGTAAAAATGGCGAAGTTTCTGTTTGCTAAACTTGTCATTCTGATTTAATTTTACTGATGTTAAATAATAAAAATCAATGCTTTATGATTATTAGAACCGTTAGGGGATATGATTTCTTTGAGGTTTCTTCCGCTATGCAAAAGGCGATAAGAAGAGCGGATGCTGCAGTGGCCGGATACTTTGCGCTTGAGTTATGGACCAGTGGTTACCGGGATTATGTCTGGAAGAGATTGTTCACCATCAGTGCTGAGGATTGTTTTGGTATTATAACCCACGAGATTGAGGCTCTATGGCAGGGACATGAGTTGGTAAATAAGGGAAGTAAAGAGCCGAAAGGGCGTATCTATGTCAGCAAGGCAGTGCTTCTCCTTTGTGAATGCAGGAAGTGCCGGGATGCAGATCATCTGCAGAATTTTATCTACGACAGGAGTATGGTTGATGCAGATGCCTGGTTGGAAGATGTCCGGGGAAATCTAATTCCAATTCCACCTTATACCTTTGATGTTCATACCAGAAAGGGGAAAAAGATGGGAAGGACGAAGGAGGAATTTTTCAAGGATGAGTATAAGGCTCTCAAGCCAAGAGAAAAAGGCTTGTTTGATAGTCTTGCAGAATGATTAACGGCCACGGTTCACCGCCGTGGCCTGCCTTAAAATGGTGAATAAAATTTCTGATTTTCGATTGTAAAACATGTTGAAAATCACTATCTTTATAGATGTAAAATAAAAGTCAAACCAACAAAATTTTAACATTATGGACAGAGACGAACGTCAACGCGTTCGCGCTGAGAGATACCGTATGCTCTCACAGAAAGCGGCTCAGAAGGCAGAAGATGCCTATCTTAGAAGTAAACAAATGAGTGATGTTATTCCTATGGGGCAGCCCATACATGGTGCAGCGGACAGACGGTACCGCGAAAAGATATGGAACACCATGGGGAAATCGGTTAAACATTCAGAGCAGTCTGAATACTGGGCAGAGAAAGCCTCAGCAACCGAGAATAATACTTCCATCTACTTGGATGATGATAATGCAGTAGAAAAGCTGGAAAACAAGCTGAAGGAACTTGAAAGAGTTCAGGAAACCATGAAAGCAGCAAACAAGATCATCCGTTCAAAGAAAATATCCGAAATCGAGAAGCATGACCGGCTTGTGGAACTTGGCTTGACCGAAAGTCAGGTCAGAAGGTTGTTTGTTCCTAACTGTTTTGGTGAAATCGGATTTGCTTCATGCTCCATTACGAATAATGGTGCCAATATCCGGAGAGTCAAACAGCAGCTTGAAAAGGCTCGTACAATGAAGAGTATGGAGAACAAGGAGTATTCGATAGGTGATATTGATGTCGTTGAGAATTATTCTGAGAACAGAATACAGCTTTTTTTCAATGGGAAGCCTGATGAAGAAACCAGAAGTGAATTGAAAAGGAACGGTTTCAGATGGTCCCGCTATAACGGTTGCTGGCAGGCTTATATCAATTTTACATCAAGACGATTTGTAAAGAGTTTAAATGGGGAACAATCAGAAAATATTTAATATGACAAGAGAACAAGCAACACAGATAATATCCGACAATGAATCACTGGTTGTCGGATGTACCTACAACGTGCTTTTCACTAATGATATAGTGATTGGCAAAACTTATGAAGCGATAGTAGCCATTAAGGAGTCACCGCTTTACCGAATGACCATGAAGAAAGCTATAAAAAAGGTAGATTCTGAAAGGTTGATATACGAAAGATTGTCAAACGGTGTAATTGGTGAACGCAGCGATTTCTTTGCAAGAGCAAATGATAAGTTTGTTGAGGAAGTGCAGGATTATATTGATATTCTCTACTTCTCTATTAAGCAGGAACTCGATAACAAGTGCATTATCCATTCGTCTGAAATATCCAAACTGGAACTTGCACGGATGCTATGTGAGTTCGGGTGTGTTCAACTTGACAGCAGAGAGGAAGCGCTTGTAAAGAAAGACCCACGGTTCAGAAAAATGAATATCAATTATCTAAGACAGACGAAGCTTAATAATGCACTGTCTGATGCGGTGAAGGCATTGAACATTCCGGACTTGAAATGTAAGACTGGAGTATGTTTGAAAGCGATTAATAATTTAGCGGTAAAACTTGCCGAAGCAGATACTATTGCTAAGGCTATATCAGTATAGGAGTATGATAGATGCTGGAGATCCTATGATACCACGTAAGATGGATTTGGAAAAGAATCCTACTGGAACGGAATTGAAAGTTGCGCAACAGCGTGAAAGGGAAAAGACTGGAAGGTACGTTACAATTCCTGGTGATAAGACACGGACACGGATATTCGTCCGTGATGGTGAGGACGTCGAGAAGAAGATTGCTGCGTATCTGGAGAGAATTAACAATAGACCATTAAGATGGAACTGAAATCAGAAGTATTATGGAAAAGAAATTTATAAGTGTGTGTTTTGATTTTGAATTAGACAAGCTATGCGAACAGAACCCTTGCTGTGACTGTAACTGCATCAAGTGTCCGTTGTTTGCTAAATATATGGAGGAGTGGTAATGATAACATCAGTTGACAAGAAGGATATTTTTTTCAAGTATTCTGAATATATACTGACATCAGATAAGACATTCCGTTTGAAAACAGAATATTTGCGTCATGTACAGTCTTACATTAATAGCACTTCCGAGTATAATAAAAAAACATACAAAGAGTATATCAATAACCATTTGTCGGACAGGCTGTATGACAGGTATCAGAAGGAATCTATTCTTGATTTCTTGTCTTTTATGGGGGTGGGATTTCGTAAGAAAAACATTAAGAAAGAAAAACCATTGGAGAAACTGGAAGTTATCAGCGAAAAGAATAAGTTGCAGATTAACAAGTACCTTGATTGGCTTCAAACAGAGAATGATTATTCGGATAATACCGCAAAGTCTTACATACACACAATTAAAGACTTTTTTAAATATTCTAATGAGTTTTCGTTAGAACAGTCTAAAAGGTATGTACGAAGTCTTGAAGAACTTAAGATGAAGCCTGGAACATTAAATCTCAGAATAACGGGGCTTGAGAAGTATTCCGAGTTTATTGGGAAGCCGATAAAAATGAAACGTCTTAAGATTCCCAGAAAGTTGCAAGCAGACAATATACCAACAGAGGAAGAATATGCAAGACTTCTCGAATATCTTAAGACAAAGAATAATCAAGACCATTATTATTGGATTAAAGTTCTTGCAACAACAGGGGCACGTGCTTCTGAATTTCTTCAAATTAAATGGGAGGATATACTTAATGGTGAAGTAACTCTGAAGGGTAAGGGAAGCAAGTTCAGACGGTTTTTCTTTAATAAGAATTTACAGAATGAGGTCAGGAGGTACGTTTCCGAAACTGAAAGAACAGGACATCTTGCGATGGGTAAATTCGGACCTATAACAAGTAGAGGATTATACATCAATATGCAAGAGTGGGGTCGGAAATGTGGTATCGATAAAAGTAAAATGCACCCTCATGCTTTCCGTCACTTTTTCGCCAAGATGTACCTTAAGAAGAATAAAGATGTAGTTCAACTTGCAGAACTACTTGGACATGGTAGTATAGATACAACAAGAATTTATTTACAGAAATCTTATGACGAACAAAAAAGAGAATTTAATCGCTCAGTTACGTGGTAGTGTAGCGCAGCTGAAAGATATATCATCCTCTGTTGACGGGTTAGATATATATACTGAGTCAGGGCACGTGGATACAAGATTTCTTATGGATGCGCTTATCTGCATTAATGATTTCATGTCAGCGAGCAACCTTGTAATTAATACTATATCTCATCTACTAGGCCCTAATATAGTGGAAGTAGATAAGAAAAAGGATGATACTGGCACTAAATGGAGTGTCGAAGAGATACTTAAGCACTGCACACTCGAGAATAATATTATGAAATTACCTCAAGTTCAATTTAATAAAAAGTCTTATGCTGAAGCTAAGAAATGGATCGAGGAAGCTGGAGGGAGCTGGCAGGGTGGCAAGATACAAGGATTTACATTCCCGTTCAATGCTGAGAGAGTGTTCTCAATACTCCATGAGGGTAAGCGGTGTAATCTCCAGCAGGAGTATCAGTATTTCGCTACGCCTCCAGAAGTTGCTGACTGGCTCGTGATGTTGGCTGGTGGAATACATGAAGATGAAAAGGTGCTTGAGCCAAGTGCAGGCACTGGAGCGATAATAGACGCTATACATCGAAGTTGCAAAGATGTTGTTGTAGATTGCTTTGAACTGATGCCGGAAAATAAAGAACTGCTGTCAAAGAAAAGCAATATTCAGATATTGGGCGATGACTTCACAGTTTATGATTTAGAATTATATGATAAGATTATAGCTAATCCTCCATTTTCCAAGAATCAGGACATAAAACACGTCAAGCGTATGTACGAGTATCTTAAGGAAGGTGGAACCATAGCAGCTATCATGAGTTGTCACTGGAAAATTGCAAGCGAGAAGGAATGTGCTGATTTTAGAAAGTGGTTGAAAGATGTACATGCTAAGATTTATGATATTGAAGAAGGTTCGTTCAAACAAAGCGGTACAGGGATAGAAACAACTGCTGTAGTAATACAGAGGATGGGAAATGAGTAAGCTGAAGGTCTATTACGGATGGTCAAAGATAGGGAATGTCCGCAAGAAGCGTTCCCTATCTGTAATGTTCGAGAATGATGCTCAGGGCTGCAGGAGTGAAAGAGGGCAAAGATGTTTGAAGACAATCCAAGATACCGTTTTTGAGCGATTTCAAGATGAAGAAGAGGAAAAACAAGGAAAGTTCCAGAATCGGATCTTTACCGAATACTCTTTGTTCCTCGATGAGAAACCGATAAACGGTAGTCTTGAAAAGATACTCCAAATAAACAACGAAGCAGACAAGAACCATGTTTCACGAGCTATACGAGATAGGATTTCGGAAGCATTACGAAATGCCTTCATGCTGGCAAATCCCGGATATAAAGAACCTAACGGACAACTTGAATTAAATCTTGAATGATATGAAATGGATAAATGAACCTGGGGAGCCATTACAGATGCTGGCACTCAGTCAATCTGAAGTAAATATGTTACGCAATATACTTGCACAAAGTAGAGGAAACATTAACCGCAAATATGAAAAGTATTTGGATTTGCATGAGAGTGGAGAAGCAACCGACAGACAGTGCGACTTCATGTTCAAGTATGAGGATCAGTTGAAATTGATTGACACTATAATTGAAATTGAGTTATGAGTAGGCAATTATCCTTGAATATGGAATACGGCATCAGTAAGGAACAGGCTTGTATCCTTTGCCATCTTTCCTCTGAGTGTACGGGATGCTGTGTTAAATGCAAGGCTGAGAATAAGAATGATGGTTGTTCTGGCCAAGCTTGTTCTCAGCCATTTCGTGAACAGGAGGGAAAGAGATGGGATACATGGATGTACCTTGTTTCCACTTCGCTTCCGGAACTCAAACGATTTATACCTGTGAAATATAGAAAACACTTAAAGAAGAAAAAGTTATGACAAGAAAAGATATAGAAAAAGCTGCGGATGAATATGCTAAAGAAACTTGTCGCCCGCTATGGAGAGCTGGTAACGAGCAGGTTTGTATGGTAGACTTTATTGCTGGTGCAAAATGGAGAGTAAACAGCGTTTGGCATGATGTGAATGAAATGCCTGAAGATGGTAGAATCATAGTGCTATTGGGAAAATATGGAACTATACTAATATATGGCCCTAATATGATGTATTATAAAGAAGCCGTAATAGCGGATGGAGGATTTCTAAAATGGGCATATAAAGAAGATTTAATACCTAATACGGAGGAATGATTATGGACAGAGAAATAAAATTCAGAGGAAAATCCTCAGTGACAAATGAATGGGTTTATGGCTCACTTGTGAATGTTGGAAACGAAAGTCATATTGTCGGATTTGATGAAGTAGATTTAGATGGGCACCATTTAAGCTATTGCAGTGATAGGCCTGTTTTCACCAAGCAAGGAACTATCGGCCAGTTCACCGGATTGCATGACAAGAACGGAAATGAAATTTATGAAGGTGACATTGTGCAAATGAACATTGAAAGAGGGGATATCTTATGTGTAGTAACATGGAATCTTGAAGTTGGAGAATGGGATTTAAATCTGGTGGGATGTATGATAGAAGGTGTAAGACCTTTGGGGCTGTGGCTACGCGATAGTAGTTGTATGATAAAGGTGATAGGAAACAAATTTGATAACCCCGAATTATTGGTGGATAAACAATGAGTAAGAAGGAAGAAAAAGCATATGAATACTCGAAGAGAGTGAGTCATGGTAATCCAATGACTGAGGATTTGGCAGAATGTGCCTTCATGGCTGGTTGGGATGCCTGCCTTAATCACCTTGGGGATATACCCTGGAATAAAGCCATGAATGAGATAGTAGAATATATAAGAACCAAGCGTTCAGAGAAGTCGGGCGATTCCAAAAAGAAGTAGTTATGATGACAAAGCAATTACCTAATGTGATGAATGATATGGGGTATCAGAAAGATGCCCGTGATTTTGCAAAGAAAATGATGGAGGGGAAGGGAGTTCTTTCCCTATGTAAGGATCTTAATCATTTTTCCGAGTGGATGGAAGAAGCTTTGTCCAAGGCTTACTTGCATGGGGCGCAATCAGCTGTAAGAGTTGGTTATCTTCTTGCTGATAAAGACTGGGAAGAAGTCGTAAGGGATTATACAAAGCAGATTAATGAATTAAAAAGAAAAATATCGGAGGACGAACAATGATAAGAAAAGTAGATATGTATCAGTGTGTATGTGACAGATGTGGTAAATCATTCTTCCGAGATTTGGCGATACCGAAATTGAGACAATAACCAAAAAAAGTATCATGCCTTTCCTTTATGAATTGTATGATAGTGGGAAGTCTAAAAAATACTGTATGGACATTCTTATTGTCATTAAAATGCTTGTTCGGTTCGCTGCGGATGAGATGGATGTGGATGTACATGATATGTCTTGGAGAGCTGTATTTCCAACAAATAATAAAACTGAGAAGAAGGGTATTGAGCGGTATAGTACGGCAGAATACAAGAAGATTGTGGATTATACCATTGCCAATCCGTCTCCAAGGAACTTAGGTATTCTACTTACTATCTGCTCCGGTATGAGAATAGGGGAGGTCTGTGCATTACAATGGAAGGATGTTGATATTGCTAACAAGACCATACATGTCTGTAAGACTATTGAGAGGATATATAATGTCGATTCGTCCGGGCATAAAAGTACATATATTGAAATAGGTCCTCCTAAGACGGCGTCATCTAATAGGTTTATTCCTATTTTGAATAACATTTTCCCGATAGTGAAGAAGTTCTCTGAAGTATGTAATCCCGACTACTTCGTATGTTCATGTGGGGAAAAATTCATAGAGCCACGGACTTTCCGGAATTATTATAATAATCTCATAAAAGAGAAATTGAAATTTGACCATACAATAAAATTTCATGGACTCAGACATACCTTTGCGTCAACCTTGATAGAAAACAATGTTGACGTAAAAACAGTATCAACGATTCTCGGGCATTCTGATATAAGTACAACACTTAATGTATATGTGCATCCATCTAGCGAAGCCAAGAAGAATGCCGTCAACTCAGGTCTTAGAAAAATATTTAAGTAGATATTATGAAAGCCATATCCATCAAACAGCCGTGGGCGAGCCTTATCGCTCACGGTATAAAAATAACAATTATGTTATAAATAATTGCCATTTTATTTTGTGGGTTATAACAAATGTGTTATATTTGCAGTGTAAACAAATGCTCTTTGATATGAAAATAACTGAGTTCTTGAAGAAAGCTGCTAAAATAGGCTGCTACTTCGTGAGCCACGGCAAAGAACACGATGTTTGGTATAGTCCTAAAACAGGAAAATACTTCCGTGTTGGGCGGCACGGCTCACAAGAAGTCAAAGGCGGAACCTTGAACAGCATGATGAAAGATGCGGGTCTTAAATGACCCGCACATTTGTTTGCAAATAAAAAATAATAAGCAATGAAAACTACAGCAATTGTGGAAATGTGGGACGACAAGACAATAAGTGTCTATGTTCCCGATTTTGAAGGATTTAGCCTTAACGGGCAAGGAACTACGGTTGAAGAAGCTAAACAGGCTTTAATGCAAGCGGTGGATGATTACAAGGTTATGCTATCTGAGACTGGAAAGGAAATACCTGCTGCGTTGTCTGATATTGAGTTTGAGTATAAGTATGATATTGCATCATTCTTTGAATGTTTTAAATTCATCAGTGTATCAACATTCGCTAAGTATGCTGGGATAAATCCGTCATTAATGCGCCAGTACAAACAGAGAATTGCATTTGCTTCCGAAACTCAAAAAATGAAGATAGAGGAAGCTATACACAGAGCAGGAAGCGAAATGCTTGCTGTACGTCTTTAATTTAGGCATTTGTTTACTAAAGTCCTCTTTGGAGGCAATATGAAGCGGTAAGATTAAGTTCTTGCCGCTTTTTTTATTAGGCATCAAGCATTTTCAAGATTTTCCCATTTTGTGAAAGCAGCTGATATTCTTTGTAAATTAGTATCATATTTAAACAGAAATATGAATGTAAAAATCAGACACGGGCTTGGCCTGTTTATCAGGATGCTGGTATTCGTTGCATTATCCGGTGTCCTCTCGTTGGTGATGACCACTGCTGTATCTCCATGGGTTATCACAATGACTGCTATTGTTCTGTCACTGGTAGTTAGTTATCTGATATTCCGTGACAGGGATACATACTATTTCGTATCATTCACTTGTGGTGGCCAGCAGGGTAGGTGCTACCTCCGGTTCCATGAGCGTGTTCCTCTTGAGGAAATCGAGAAGAGACTGACCAGCCTCAACTCAGGACATGAGACTGTGGTGTGCTGGTATGAAAGGGTGAGCAGATATGAATATGAACTGAATATCCCTGCAGGTAATGGAACATTACCAGGTTAAGGGAGCGTTGATAATGCTGTTTTTCGTAATGTTCAGTTATGCGCTCGGCGTATATGACGCGACAACGGCATTACTTCTGGCTATCGTCATATTGCTTGGAAACATCTTGAATGTTTTATGTCAGATTTTAAATAAATTGAAGTGATGAAGATTATTGTAACCGGCAGTGAAGGCTTCATAGGAAAGGCTCTCTGCAAAGTGTTAAGGAATCGTGGGGTTGAAGTGGTCGGAATTGACCGTGTGTGTGGAACCGAAGCTGCCGATGTATGGCACATCCTCAAGGATGGTGGCATAGATGCAGTAATCCATCTTGCAGCTCAGACAAGTGTGTTTAATGATGATCGTGAAAAAATTCTGAACGATAACATTGACTCTTTTGTCAGAGTTGCTGATGCGTGTACAGCTTATGGCGTGAGACTGGTATATGCCAGTTCATCGACGGCAAATCCGTGTAACACGACAAGCATGTACGGCATATCCAAGCATTTTGACGAGCAGTATGCCTCTATTTATTGTAAGAATGCCATCGGTGTGAGACTGCACAACGTGTACGGGCCGAATCCGAGAAAAGGAACTCTTCTCTATGCTCTTATGAACTCGGAAAAGGTGACGCTGTACAACGGTGGTCTCAACACAAGATGCTTTACTTACATAGATGATGTGGTCGAAGGGCTTATATACGCCATCGGGTGCAAAAGGAAGCTTATCAATATAGCAAATCCTTATGCCTGTACCGTCAAGGAGTTTGCCGAAGCGGTCCGAGAGCACAATGGCGTTGAAATAGAGTGCGTCGGGGAGAAAAGAGAATTTGACAATCCTTGCCAGGAAGTAGATGACTCTCTCTTTTGCGTACCATTGGATTACAAAACATTCATCGAAGGGATAACACAGGTTTTTGACAAAGACAAGAAAGGTGAGGAAAGGTAGAAAGGTTAGAATGGATGAATGGGATAAACCCACCCTGGGATGGAAGAAACACGAAAGGTTCTGTGATATGAAGCCAAGAGTGAGAATCCACCGTAAGGGCGGGTTTTATTACATATCCCTGTTTTCCCGCAGCAGGGGTGGAATCCCATTTGCGGAAATCAAGAATTCGGGTGAGTGTGCAGAGGACATTAAGAGGGTTGCTACGGAACTGATACTCTCAATGGTACAGCCGGACGATGAATGGTGCATTGTCACTACACCGAAGCGCAGACACTTCACTGAGTACCATTTCGCGACCGACATCTGCAAAAAAATCGCCCTGGGGTTGAATATAAAATTCTATGAATCCGCTATTCAATGCCTTACCAGAACACGGATCAATCCGGAATTTCATCTCCTCAGACCAATTAATGAACAACGAATAATTCTCTTTGATGACATCTGCACAACAGGAAGTACAATAACAGCAGCTTACGAATTGCTTAAGGACAGAAAACAGGTCCTTTGCATTGTAGGCATAAACAACCATTAGCCTATGAACAAAAGATTGACAGAAAAACAGGAAAAATTCTGCAACTACTACCTGGACTGTGACGGAAATGCAAGTGAAGCATACCGTATGGCCTACGACGCATCGAAGATGCAGCCCGAGACGATCTGGAGCAATGCAAGCAGGATGTTGGCCAGCAACAAGGTTGCAGCAAGGATAGCTGAATTGAGATCTGAGCGTGCTGAAGCGTCGAAAATCAGCCGTGAGAAAGTGGAAAAGGTCCTCATGGACATAGTTATGATGGACCCGAACGACATCTACCTCGTTGACCCTGTATCCGGTAAAATAAAGCTGAAATCGCCTAACCAGATACCTAAGAGGGTGCGAAATGCCATGAAGAAGATAAGCAATGACAAGGGCAAGGTAAGCTATGAGTTCAACGGTAAGGTGGAAGCTGCCAAGCTGCTGGCGTCCATGAATGGATGGAACGCTCCCCAACAGATTGCATTGACCGGAAAGAATGGTGAGAAAACAAAGGAAATACGTATCGGTTTTGATAATGAAGAGGAGTAAAATCTAAAAAAATAGAACAATTATGTGAGAAAAATATCGGGAGTTATACACGAGGTAATACGAAAAATCTGAAAAATAGAACAAAATACGCTGATTATGATAATCAATCACAAGAAACTCAATCCAAACGCATTCTATCTGCTGAATTATCTTAATGATGCAACGCTGCGCTTCATCATATTGTTTGGCGGTTCGTCATCGAGCAAGTCATTCAGTGTGGCGCAGGTCGTACTCATACAGACGCTGCAGGATGGTGAGAATACTCTTGTGATGAGAAAAGTCGGTGCCTCAATCAGTAAGACCATTTATGAGGACTATAAGGTCGCAGCATCATTACTCGGTATCACACAATATTTCAAGTTCAACCAGAATACCATCAAGTGTCTCTATAATGGTGCGAAGATAGACTTCTCCGGATTGGATGATCCGGAAAAGATTAAGGGTATCAGCAACTACAAGAGAGTACAGCTTGAAGAGTTGTCTGAGTTTGAGTTTGCCGACTTGAAGCAGATACGTAAGCGTTTGCGTGGTAAGAAAGGCCAGCAGATTATTGCGGACTTCAACCCGATTTCGGAAACACACTGGATAAAGAAGGATTGGCTGGATAAGGAGAAACTGCATGATATACCTATGATGGTGGAAATTGGCGGTAAGGTCATGCCTGCAGAACTGACTAAGATTAAGTCACTGAAGATGAACGAAGGCAAGACCATCGTCAATCCGTTAACCAAGGAGATAGAAGAATATCCCCCGAACATGGTCGTTATGCAATCCACCTACCTTAACAACTTCTGGGTTGTAGGCTCGCCTGATGGTACCTACGGGTATTATGACGAGCAGTGTGTAATGGACTTTGAGCACGACCGCGTTCATGATCCGGATTACTACAATGTCTATGCTCTTGGTGAGTGGGGTGTCATCAAGACGGGTAATGAGTTTCTTAACTCCTTCAATGTCGGAAAGAACAGCGGTGACCATCCCTATATTCCCGGTCTTCCTATTCATTTGTCCGTCGACAGCAACGTGCTGCCGTACATATCCGTCGGCTACTGGCAGGTAGATATGTCTGACGGTAAGGCTATGTACCAGATAGCCGAGACAACCGCTACCAGCCCCAACAATAGTGCCAGACGCGCGGCCAAACTGGTATCAAAGCGCCTGCAGGAGTTGGGCTACGATGACAGGATATATCTGCATGGTGATGCTTCTGCCAAGGCAGCCAATACCATTGATGACAATAAGCGTTCTTTCATGGACTTGTTCATCGACACTTTGAAAAAGGATAATTGGATAGTCGAGGATAAGGTGGGCAACAAGAATCCTTCTGTATCCATGACCGGTGAATTTGCCAATGCTGTATTTGAAGGATTGTTGCCTGGTCTCAGTATAAATGTAGATGACAGCTGCCGTGTGTCTATCGAAGATTATCAGAGTGTGCAGAAGGATGTTAATGGAGTTATTCTCAAGACCAAGGTAAAGGACAGCGTGACAAAGCAGTCATACGAAGAACATGGGCACCTTACCGATACATTGAGATACGTTGTACACGACATCATGTATGAGGAGTATGTCCAGTTCTCCAACAGACGCAAGCGTAATATGTATTCCGAAAAGGGTGTGTTCTCGTTCTTCAATCCGGAGCAGCACTATGATTACAAGTCGAGCATTGTGTATATCATGCCGAATATTGACGGTAAGTTCTATCTCTGCCATGCCGGTGAGTGCGGAGATAGATGGCATATGCTTGACCTTGTGAAGCTTGATACTACGTCTATTTCTGAAATGAAGGAGATAATAGTATCGCATAAGGCTGATGTGTATATCCTTGAGTCATCACCAGCCTATTACCAGATGGGGCGTGAGTTGAGAACGGATCTTCCGGAGGTAAGAATCAAGAAGGAGTACCAGGATATGGATAAACGTATTGCAGCAACATCAGATTTTATCAAATCGTATTTCCTGTTGTCCGAAAGTGGAATGGAAAATCCTGTATATTATTCATTCATAACAGAAGTTCTTGATTATAATGGAACTGATAATATGGGTGCAAGTGCCTTATTGAGTGGCATAGCATACCATATAATAAAATTGCAGCAATAGCCTTTATTGTTGTATCTATGTGTATATTAGTGTGTTATGCCGTAAAAATAAAGACTGTCATTTTTCAAGATTTTGGCAAAATGTAATTGGTGTTTACCCATCATTTATCTTTGTTATATAAAGATTGATTATGGGAAATAACTTTTTCACAGATAAGGCTTTACCTGCAAACACATCATTAAAGATGGCTTCTGTTCCGGCAGCATCTGCTTCTGTAGTCAGTACTCCAGTCGGGGGTGCTGACGGTTGGAAAGTGGAAGATTTGTTTGTTTCTCCATTTGTCTGTGGCCGCAATTACATGGAGCTGTTCCAATCTGTTCCTGAGGTTTTCTTTCCAATAGATTATATTGCTTCACGTATTGCCGGTTCCGGCTTTCAGCTGAAGAAGATAAAGGACGATAGCATAGTTTGGGAAAATAAGCGTATGAACCAGATTCTGACTAAGCCTAACTGCCTCATGTCATGGAAAGAAATCATATACTCGCATTTTGTTTACAAACTCTGTACCGGCAATGCTTTCTTTCGTGCAGCAATGGGTGAGACATTCAAGAATCAGCCCAAATGGAAGTGGTGTGACAACTATTGGGAGTTGCCTGCAGATTATGTAAATGTGGAGCCGAATCTTGGTGTCAACATACCGGTATTTGGAATAGCGAAAGAAGAGGATATCATACGTTGTTATCGCCTTAACTACGGCTATGTAAATACGATGGATATTCCGTCATATCAGATATGGCATGACCGTGATGGGTTGCCTGAATATATGTCTGTTGACGGCTTTATGAAAGCCCAGAGCAGACTTGCTGCGCATCTGAAGCCTATAGCCAACCTTATAGCCGTATATGAAGCGAGAAATGTGATATACGTAAAGCGTGGCGGCTTGGGCTTCCTCGTGTCTCAGAAGAAGGATGAAGCCGGAACGGTAGCCATGACGAAAGAAGAGAAGGACGAAATTCTTAATAGTCACTACGGGCAATTCGGACTTAACAATCGCAAACTTCCGTATGGATTGAGTGATGTTCCATTGAGTTTCATTAGAACGAATCTTACCATCAGTGAACTGCAGCCGTTTGAGGAAACGCTGACTGATGCGATTCAGATTGCCGGCGCCTACGGTATTCCTTCCGTCCTCGTTCCGCGTAAGGATCAGTCAACATTCAGCAACCAGGCGACAGCAGAGAAGGCAGTTTATACATCAACCATCATACCGATGGCCAAGCAATTCTGCAAGCAGCTTTCTGCTTTTCTCGGTCTTGAAGAGGGTGGCTATTATCTTGATTGTGATTTTTCCGATGTGGATTGCCTGCAACAGGGATTGAAGGAAGCTGAGGAAGTGAAGACGCTGATCAATACCAGATGTAAGGAACAGTTCCTTAGCGGCCTCATCAGTATCAACGACTGGCGGGCACAAATTAAAGAAAGCAAGTTTGAAAATCCTGTGTTTGACAAGACATTATTTGACATGTCAGACGAGGAAAGAGATATGGTAAAACAAGTAATAAGTCTTAACACAAAAAGTGAAGTTGAAAATGGAAGAGAAAACCAAGAGCCTACAGTACAGAACGAAGGCAAATGATGTGGATGAAAAAGGTATTGTCACTGTTGCAGTGAACGGTATCGGTGTGAAAGACTCTCAGAACGACATTTCCATGCCGGGTTCTTTCAATAAAACGCTGAAGGAGAACATCGGCAGAATGAGATGGTTTCTTAATCACCGTACCGACCAGCTTCTCGGTGTTCCCCTCAGTGGTGAAGAGAAAGAAGGTAACCTTGTCATGGTTGGTAAACTTAATCTTGAAAAGCAGATTGGACGTGACACGCTGGCTGATTACAAGTTATATGCTGAGAACGGCAGAACACTTGAACACTCTATCGGTGTGAAAGCGATTAAGCGTGATACTGCAGACCCACAGAAGGTACTCGAATGGAAGATGTACGAGTATTCGACATTGACAAGTTGGGGAAGTAATCCTCAAACATTCCTTGTCAATCTGAAATCGGGCACGCAGGAACAGGTTAAGGAAGCCATTGAGTTTGTAAGGAAAGCGTTCAGAAATACGAATTATTCGGACGAACGATTAAAACAGTACGATATGGAACTTAACTTATTGCTTAAAGCCGTCAATGGTGGTAATGTGGTGACCTGTCCTCATTGCGGCCAGCAGTTCGATTATGATGAACAGCACGAGCACACATTTACCCAACAGGTACTTGACAATGCGGCCATGTATTCAAGATGGCTTACTGACCGTATCGTCAGCCAGGAGATAGACAAGCTGGAGCCGGAAGTTCGCGCAGAAGTGGTTGCGCTTATTGACTCTGTTAAGTCAGAAGGACTGGAACTGACAGAAAAATCAGTACAAAACTTCATGGCATACGTCCGTTGTCCGTCTTGCTATGGAAGAGTATATAGAAGTAACGCCTTGTTACAGGATAACAATACAAACATCTTCTCCGGAAAGTCTGAGCCGTTGAATAACACTCAGGATAAAACTGACGGGGCGCAAGAGGATGATGATGTAAAGAAAAAAGCCGCTGAGAGCACTTCTTTCTTCGGTCCTTTGAATGAGGTATTTAGTAATAATGATTAAAATTTTAATTGAAGATGAAGAAATTTACAGTTGCAGATTTCGGTCTTAAGACTGACGGCCTGCCTCAGGAACAGGCTACTTTTATGAATAACATTTCGCAGATGATGTGTAATGTTATCAACAAGGCGATGGAGGGTGTTATCTCTCCGGAAGACATGGAAGCCGGATTGAAGGGCCTCAACGAAAAACTGAATGGTTATGACGATGAAAAGTTCAAGCAGCTTGTAAAGGATAACGAGACATTGATTGAGACAGTTAAAGGGCTTGGTGAAACCATCGAGAATTTGAAGAAAAAAGGTATCGGCATGGATGTCATCAACAAGTTTGATGAGAAATTGAACGAGATGCTGGAATCTGACAAGTTCAAGGAGTTTGCTGAAGGAAGAACCCGCAAGAGTGGTTCATTTGACGGTTTCTGCCTGAAGGACATCGTATCAATGACAGACAACTACGACGGTGACCATCTGATTACTCAGCAGCAGAGTAGAGTTGTATCACAGGTTTCCAACAAGCGTATCCATATGCGTGATGTTTTGAATACTCTACAGGGAGACCCGAAGTTCCCGAACCTTGCTTTTGCTCAGGTTTATGATTTCGACCGTAACGCACGTTATGTGACTGAAAACGGTACATTGCCTGAATCGAGCATTAAGGTGAAGGAAGTGCAGACTACAACAAAACGACTTGGTACTCACATTCGCTTGTCTAAGAGAATGTTGCAGAGTCGCGTCTATATCCGTTCGTTTATCCTTAAAATGTTACCGGAAGCCGTCTATATGGCTGAAGACTGGAATATCCTGTTCGGAGATGGTACAGGAGAAAACCTGTTGGGTATTGTGAATCATCCAGGAGTATTGCCCGTTGAGCAAATCATCGCTGAATCAGTAGTAAGCGGAAACGCAGGCTCTGTTAAGTCTGTATCCGGATACAATTCAAATAAGGATACAATCATTGAGTTTGCAAATCCTCAAGATCTTATCCTTGACGGTATGACTATCACTTTTACTGGTGCTATAGGTATGACTGCGCTGAACAGCCCCAACCAGTTGGTTAAGATGGATGACCGCCGGATTCTTTTGAAAGGTGTAGCTTATTCTGAGGAAACATCTACATCATCGATGACCTTCAAGGTAAGCCACGGAGCGTTCAAGTCTGTCGAACTGCCTAATTCCCTTGATGTCGTTAAAACCGGATTTGCGGTGATGACCTACGCCCAGTATACTCCCAATGCTATCGCGTTGAACCCTATCACAGTTAATTCTATGGAGGCTGAGAAGGATACTACAGGACGTAACCTTGGAATTATTACTACCGTTAACGGTGTGAAACACATTGCGGGACGTCCTATTATTGAAACAAGCAACATCCAGCCTGGCAAGTATCTGATTGGTGACTTTATCATGGCGGCCAACATTGTAGACTACAGCTCTTTGACTATTGAATGGGCTGATGATGTAGATAGCAAGTTGAAGAATGAAATTGTTCTGATTGCTCAGGAAGAAGTTATCTTCCCTGTATACATGCCATGGGCATTTGCTTATGGAGATTTGGCTGCATTGAAAGAAGCAATCACTAAATAGTAATGCTTATGAATGAATATATTTTTAAGGGAGATCCGAAACATCTTGAAAATGTAATCAGGGAGCAGCGTATTCGCATTCAAAGAGGGGTAGTATCTATTACTACTCCTTCGGAAAGTGGTTACATTACTCAAGAAGAATCTGAACAGAAAGTTCAAGCCAAAGAAGATGAACTGAATGCTGTCATATCTGAAAAAGATAGTGAAATTGGACGTCTTAATACTTCCATTGGAGAGAAGGATGCACGTATTAAAGAACTTGAAGAACAGATTGCCGGACTGCAGAAACAAACTGAAGAGATGGCATTATGTCTTAACTCAGATCCCGGAGTAACAGACAATAAGGCTACAATACCTTATGATAATAAGGAAAGCGAGAGTTCTTCCAAATCTAAAAAGAAATAACTATGCTGATAGATGTGTCATATTTTGTATCGGGACTCCGGCATATCCAGAATGCCTCTATGTCCAAGACTGCAGGAGCTGATTCGGTTGCTGTAAACGGGCATATTGAATCCTATATCAAGGAACTGCAGCCTGTATTCCTTGAGGCAATGCTTGGGGAAAAGGAAGCATCCTATGCTATGGATTATCTTGAAATGCCGAATGATGAAGAAGATAAATCTGATGAACCGTCAAAGTATGAAGTTGTATGTGAAAGATTGAAAGAACCCTTTGCTGATTACGTACTGTACCATATACTCCGCGACGCTTCATCGCAAGTCACTATTACCGGTAATGTTCGCTTGAAATCTGCCAATGAGTATATTTCACCCATGCGTGCGCAGGTGACGGTATGGAACCGGATGGTAGGTGCCAATGTGAAGTTTATTCAGTGGGCTCAAGAAGGTAATTGTCCTATTCCGTTAGTGACACAGGTAAATATGTTGAACAGAATCAATCAGTTTAATCTATGAAAGGTATAGTGGAGATTATAGGGGATGTGGTGAAGGAGATGGAGACAGATCTCGATATTGTGCTACCGGTTGATATTGAGAATGACAGATTTGAGACTGTCAAAAATCCACCTCTCAACTACATCTTCGGCTCCGCTCAGTATGTCAAGGAAAAACTTGATGAGTATAGCAAGATTCCTTCTACATCTGAACGGAAGTTCCCTCTGATAGTCCTGTTCTGTCCGGTAACTGAAAAACGGAATAGTGCAGACTATTATTCAAAGGTTAGCATTAATCTTCTGATTGCATGTTCCTCAACCAAGAACTGGAACAACGAGCGCCGCCTGCAGGCTTCTTTCATTAACATTCTTAGGCCTATTTATAACAGACTTATAACAGTGTTATCGGAGGACGGTAGATTTGATATACAATATGACAACATCATTCCGCATGACTATTCGGAGAACTACTCTTATGGCAGATACGGAGCCTTTACCGAATCCGGAGAGGAAGTGAGCGAGCCTATTGATGCCATTAATATACGCTCGATGGAACTAATTATTAAAAATCAAACTTGTAGATAATATGAGAAAGACAAGAATTTGCGATTCCGCAGAAATGAACACCGGTGGTTCTGCTTGTAGTGTCGACTGGGGGAAAATCAAAGGTGCTATTATCGTAGAGCATGGAAAGAAATTGCCTGCTGAGCTGACTGCAGAAAAGCTGGAAGAATTGTGTCACGCGGATAGACCGGATAGAATATATCCAATCCACACATTCGTTGAGTATGCAAAGAGTGGTGGTGAAGCCCAGGTTAGTGCTGTCGGATATGGCCAGTATAACGGTCTCAACGCACAGACAGATACATTTACATTGTCACGCTTTGACGAAATGCTTAATGCAGAACTTCTTCGTTGCGCAAACAAGCAGTGGGATGTGTATTACTGGGACAGCAATAAGATGCTTATCGGTTACAATGACGGTACGGATGACCTTGCCGGTATTCCGATGGCTTCGGTATATCCTGGTTCGACTCCGTTCAGTACGAGTGGTGCGAAATCAAGCATGACTGTGAACTTTGCCCATCTTGATGCAGAAGATAGCCAGCTTAATTTCGATTTCGTAAAACTGGATTTCAATCCGGCCAATGTCATTAAAGGCTTGACAGAGGTAATGCTTGTCGAAGCAAGCAGCGGTAAGTATAAGGTAATCGAGTGCATTGGCGGATATGACCGTACAGCTGAGTTCGCTGATGCTCTGTCAACTGGAGCAGAACAGGTTTTCACTGGAGTTACATCGGCAAGCTATGAAGATGGCCTGATTACCATTACTCCCGGTGAAGGAAATATCTCAGTAAAACAGCCGTCTGTCTTGTACACAAACGATATTAAATGGGTTGAATTTGTCAAAATTGTAAAAGCATCATAATGAAAGTAGATGGAGTAACCTTTGTAGCGGCTGAAGTAAAGAAGGTCACAAAGGAAAAGTTTATAGAGAATCATATCGGCGTCCTCTGGCAATCCATTAAGGAAAGTGACAGGAAAAAGAAGCTTTCTGAAGTGTATGACAGCATTGTTGGCAAGCCTAAGCAGGAGGTAGCCACTGCCGAGACAATTAAGTAGTTGGTTAGTAACTGGGCCGGGCGAAAGTCCGGCTTTATTTTTATCACTATGGCTGATTTTGATAAACTGGAACATGCCGTTCATAGCGTTGTAACAGGGCTTGAGCAGGCTTGTGCTGATTGTTTGATGGAAAATAAGGTTGTTGTTGAAGAACTTATCGGAGAACAGTTGTATTCCGGATTGGATGGTAATACAAACAGCCTTAGACCTTCATACTCTGATGATCCTTTCTTTGACATTAAAGGAAGGTGGTACCATGATTCTGACGGGTATATCGAGTGGAAGAAAAAGATTACTCCTCCGGTTACAAGTCCGCGCTTGAATCTGCCGCCAAGACCGATAGATGTTCCCAACCTCTATATTACCGGAGCGTTCCATGAGAGCATACGTGCCTTGGTGAACGGGGATAGTCTGTCAATAGGTACATTCGGATTTACCGAAGGTCCGGACATAGTCAGGAAGTACGGAGACAATATTCTCAATCTCGGTGTGGATGCAAGGGAGTATATCGTTCTTGAGATGCTTGAACCGTTTATAGGTGATTTCTTTAAAAAGTATGGATTGTAATGGGATGCAGTTGTGAGAATAAGAAACGGATGTCGGACTACGAGCATGTGTCTATGCTGGCAAAGAAAGCTGCTGTGATGGATGGTTGTATCTATGTGGTATATAAGAAGAAAGACGGCACGTATGCCTTCGACAAAGAAGGTTCTGAGATAGACGGTATTATTGTTGAATATAAACATTATTTGTAATGGAGATTAAATTAAAGGATTTCGTCGATGAGAAATCATTCAAGGACTTGCAGGAACTTGACAAGACAATATCCAGTATTAAGGAAACATATACGACAGCTGCAAGGGAACTTGCCCAGGGGCTGACCATAGAGGTGAAGTGTAAGGGTGACCTTGACAAATTGCAGAATGTCTATAATACTCAGATGAGTAACGTTGCCTCTGCATCTGATTCGTTGACTGGTGTCTTAAAGAAACAGTCTGAAATTACTGACCAGTTGATGAAGAAAATCAAGGAAAAGGCTGATGCGGAAAAACTGAGTGTAAAGGAAGTCAAGGAACTCTCTAAAGCAACAACAGAGGCATCCAAAGCTGTGCAGCAGGCTGCAAAGGCTGAGGAAGCGTACAACAAGGCGCAGAGGTCTGCCAATACTACCAGAAAGTCTTCTATTATGACGGAAGAGGAACGAATACGTACTATCAAGGAAGCCCTCGCTTTGGCAGATAAGGAGATTCACAGTAAGGAGGAAGCTAAGGAAGTTAATAAGCGTCTTCGTCAGGCAACAGATATTCTTAAGGATACTGATGAAGATTATATTAATACACTTGGCAAACTTAACGCAACAATCGGTGTGAATACTGATTATGTGAAGCGTAACAGCGACCGTTACACCCAGCAGAAGATGACCATTGGTAACTATAAGGAAGAGGTTAAGGCTGCGTGGATGGAGCTCAATAACCTCAATGACTCTATGAGCAGTCTTGGAATTGTAGGGGGTAGCTTCGGTAATTCCCTTGGTGCATTGGGAGAGTTGGGAGGAATGCTGGAGGGAGCTAAAGGTCTTGTATCTGTATTGAGCAATAAATGGCTTTTAGGCCTTGGTGCCGGTGCTGTTGCCGGTGCAGGTATAGGATGGTGGGTAAACTATAATAAGGGGCTTGTAGAAGCAACAAGACTTACACAGCAGTTCACAGAAAAGAGTGGCGATGATTTGAAAGAGTATCGCAATGAAGTGCAGGCTATTGCTGATTTTTATAATAAAGACTTTAAAGAGGTACTTATCGCAGCCAACGCAGTATCCAAACAGTTTGGTATAGATGCAAGCGAATCCATTAAAC